AATGATATCTGTGATTATCTATTTCAGAATACAGATATGTATACACCTCCATCAGATTTCAGTAAAACAAATATACTAGATTCTGAAGACAAACCAATTAAAGATTTTAAAAAGAATGTAATAGAACCAACTGTTGATAGATTCTTAAAAGAATCAGTTGGTAAATCTTTATATGATTGGAAGTCATTCCGTATGCAAGGTTGGCTAGCTGGGGTGAGGAATGAATACACAATCTCTCTTCACAACCATAAAGGTTCGCAGATTAGTTGTGTGTTTTATTTGTTGGCTGAAGAGATGAATTCTGGTGGAACAATAGTGTTTACAGATCCCAGACAAAATGCCAATAGAGGTTATGACGAAAACTTCAATCAATTATTCGATCACGAATTACTAACTCCGAAGTCTGGGGACTATGTAGTATTTCCCAGCTTTCTCTATCACTTCGTTACTACATATCAGAGCAATCTAAGAATTGCTATGCCAGTAGATATATTCTTATATTAAAGAATAACGCACTCGACTAGTTTTACGCCAACTTCTAAATTTGTATGAAGGGCGATAGCAAAACTATTTACATGGTCACCGACAATACCACGACCATCTTGATTTGAAACGATTGGCTGTCCTTTTTTAACTGGACCAGCTATTTTGACAGGAACACGACCACGAAGTGCTAGTGCTTGTCCATCTGCTTCATCATTCATCAAGAATGCTGGCTTCTCAGAAACTACTCCAAGAACTCTTTGAGCATAATCGAACGACGCAGTACCTTCTGCTCCAGCATCAGCCATAGAAACTACAATTACAGTTCCAACTTCATATTCTTTATCAGTAGTATATTTTTCTGCCAAGTCAGCGTATCTGGCTGATGTTGAAGTTCCGTATAGTACTCCAAATCTATTATCTGACTGTCCAACATCTCCACTACCATTACTTCCAGTTTTAACAATACTGCTAACTGAAGGGTTTGAGATAAGAGAGATTGTTGGGTTGCCACTAACACCATCTGCGTTAGAGATATTGATAGAGTTACCTGTCAATAAAGTTCTTGCGCCAGCAGTACCAGCTGCAGTACGAACATAGAATCCTGTGCCGTTAACAGCAGCAATACCAGTCAATTCATTTGAGAATGGTTGAACATCAGAACCAATAACTAGTCCTAAGTTAGTTCTAGCTTGAGTTGCAGTAGATCCACCAGTGCCACCATCAGCGACTGCTATGTCTGTAATACCAGTAATAGTACCACCAGTAATATCGATTGCTGTTTTATTTTGAACAGCCATATTTCCAAGACCAAGAGCAGTTCTAGCGGTTGCTTCTGTTGAAGCACCTGTGCCACCATTACCGATAGCAACCACACCACTAACATTGGTTGCATTACCTGTTACAGTTCCAGTTAAGTTTCCAGTAACATTTCCTGTAACAGCACCAACGAAGTTTGTTGCGGTGATAACGCTGGCACCAAAATCTCCATTCACATCACGAGCAACAATAGTATTTGCTGTATTTGAAGAAGCAGCGTTTTTACCATCTAATAGGTCAGCATCAAGCCCAGTGCCTGCACCATCAACTGTTTTTAATTTAGTTAAAATATCAGCTGCAGTATAACTGGTTGTGTCTAATTTTAGACCAACTTCAGTATTAAGGTTGTTGAAATTATCATCTACCTCTTGGTTTGTAAGAGGGCTACCTTTTACATTTCGGAGTGTTAGAGCTGCCATTAGTCTTCCTTATTCTTTAATAATGATGCAACCATTTGTTTGAGTTCATCCATATCTTGTTTCAAACTATTTATCTGTGCATCTTGTTCATTGATTTTACTCAATCTCTCAAGAGTCATTTCCTTGTTTCTCATATACTGATTATAGTCATCAGTATTCGTATTAACGATAGCGTTGCTCGTGATGTCTCTCACGAGCGAACTATTATTTTCTACTTTAAGATATTTAATCATTATGAGCAGGCAACGATTCTTAAATCTTTAACTCTTGGAACTTCAGAAGTATTAGTTGATGTAAATACTAATTTAACACCAACAGCTTCAAACGGAGTTAAGTTTGAGATAGTAAAATTAACATCATAGAACTCTGGATTTCCATTTTCAACTTTAATCAATGGGGAATCTGGTGAAGCATATGTATAGTTTAATTTCTCCCAAGCAGTTTTACCACCAACTGGAGAAGTCTTATAGTAAACAGCAAGATTAGAAGAAGTAGGAACATTCGCAGCTAAACGAATCTTTAATGTTGTTGCTGCAGTTTCCAATTTAATTTTCTTAGTAACATATTTACTGTGTGCTGAACTACCTAGTGGAGAGATTTCATCAATGAAGTGATTTCTAACAACAATACTAACAGAAGCACCAGCACTAGCAGTAGCACCAGTATTATTGTAAACAGTTACTGTACAAGTAGTTCCATCATCAGTAACATCTGTTACTAATACAGTCTTAGGAGATGCTGTGCTACCATTTGATGCAGAAGCAGCACCACTAATAGTAATATATTTACCAACAGTAATTGTCTTCAATAAACCACGAGCAGTAGCATCAGTCGAATATAACTTAGCGTTGTATCCAGAAGAGGCAGCAGTAAATCCAATAGTAGTATTGCTTGTCAATAAAGCAACTTCATCTAAAGACGCTTGGTTAACAGAAGTTTCAGAAGGTGAATTGATTGTGTTTGAGATACCAGTCAAACTCATACGATGCAAATCTAGAACTGGAGAAAGCGCATCATTGCTACTAGAAATTTTACATTCCATAGTTACAGACTTATTTCCACTTAACAAGAATTGTTCATTTTCTTCAGAAGCTACTAATCTAGGAGTCTTGAAATAATTTGTTTCATTTGGAATTACTCCAGTGAATCCTGTATCTAAATCATAAGCAGTCTGCGAACCATTAGAACCTTTGCCACTAGTAGTTTTAACAGCAAATGTAGTTGGAGTATCAGAGAATGTTTGAATTGCAGCCATTGGATGAACTGCATTATACTGATAGTTCTGTTGCGCTTGAACAGTGCTTCCACCAGCATATCCTTTATTTTTAGCAGTTGTTGTAGTGGTTACAACATATGACTCAGCATCTACGATTGCTGCAATAGTATGTGTCTTATAAACTTCGGTAGCTGGAACTCCATTAATAGGATCTACATATTTGTATCCAGTAGCAGATCCAGTAACAGTAGTTGCAGCATTAGCGACTAATGTCAAAGAAGTATTACTTGCAACAGAAGCAACAACACCGATATATGTTCCACTAGCTGTATATAAAACAGTTCCCTGTCCAACAGTAGTAGTTCCGATATCAGTATTAAATACCGTACCAGTACCAGTAACAGTAGTTGAACCAGTGTTACATACAATAGTACCAGAAGTCCCTGCAACACCAGCCATTACAGTTGAGTTTTCAATAGTAACTTTTGAACCAGCAGTAAATCCATGATTAGATTGATATACCTTTACCTTAGCAACACCAGTATTAGTTTCAAATGGATCTTTATCAAGATATGTTTTTGGATTTACATCATTAACCAATTGAACAGAACCGATCACGGAAGTGTTAAATTTAGCACGATATAAAGTAAACTTCAAGTCTTGATCTTGATTAGCTGTCCAAGTAGATCCGTTCTGTGACTTAAACAGAACACCAGCATATGGTTGTTCTGAAATAGTACGGCTAGAATTTGGAATCTTATCACCCATATTAGAGATCCAAACTTTATAGTTGTTTGAGTCACTCATAATAACCAAAGCATATTCAGTATTGTTCTGAACATAAACTGGAGATGGGAATTCGAATGTTGTTGGAGTATCATATGATGGAGTTTCAAGTCCATTCAATGTAACAGTGTTTGTTGAAATATTAACATCTTCTGGTTTCTTCGTCATACGAGAGAAAGGAAGAATTAACTTTCCTGGATATCCATTAACAACTTCACGGATTTCAATCATCACTGGAATCTTAGTATCTTTAGTAGCAAAGAATATATCAACTTTAGATAAGAAACAACCACCAGTAGATTGAACTAAGAATGTTTGTGCAAGAGGATCATACCATCCAGTATCTGATACTAGACGATCTGATGTTCTAAGAACTGTCATGTTTTGCGCAGTTGGTTCACGAACTAATTCTGCGTTTCTAGTTGCAACAATCGTAGCTTGTTTAGATTCAAGAATACCATTAGCAGAATAGTTTGCAATTCCACGAGAAGTGTAATCAAACGCATTTGTTGAAGAGTCAGTTAAGACAAATTGACGCTGACCAGTTCTGAAACGAATAGAATCAGTGTTTGGAATATTGAATAAGAAGTTGGCTTCACCATTATCATTAGTTGTAATAGTTCCACCAGCAGTTCCGATAGTTCCAACAGTACTAATTGTTCCTGTTGCTCCACTAATAGATCCAGTAAATGTTTCTCCGCTAGAGAAAGACCCTTTAATGTTTACAACATAAAGAGCACGAGAAGTTACAACAGTTCCTGCTGTATTATAGATTTTTTCACTACCAACTACAACAGCAGTTGCTCCAGATGAACTTCCAGTAATAACATCACCCTTATTCAAACATACTTGTGTATCACCATTAACTCTACGAGTGTCTTGAGTTGCGCTACCACCAGCGTTATCTGAAGTATTAAATACTCCAGTTCCACCATAAGTTATTTTTGTTGAAGGTGTGCAGTATTCTGAAACATTAACATTATCGAAATAAGGTTTAAATGTTGTATTTGGTTTTAGACCACTGGCTTGGATAAGAATATTTCTTGAACGGATATAAGGGATAACTGCAGTAGAAACAACTCTGTCATCAACTTGACGACGATCAATTTTTGCTACAATACGAGTATTAACACCTGTTCTAGAAGCAACACCAGTTTCGGCAAAAGTGTCTGTTGTAAGAACACGACGAGCCCAACCAGCAGCTTCTGGACCAACACCAAATCGTGCATCAAGAGCAGCAGCTGATGTATTTACACCAGAGGCATCACCAGCACCTTTATTGGCGATCAAAGTCTCACTTCCAATTCTTTGTTGAACTCCAGACCATTGAGTTTGCCAAGCATTCCAAACAGTTCCAAGAACACCAGCCTTTTCTGCTAATGCTTGAATTGTATCAAAATCTCCTTCGACATTCTGTATAATGTCTGGACGACGATCAGTTTCAAACCAGTCGTCTGATGAAGGAGTAATTTTCACATCACCTAAGAATGTAAAAATTGCAAATGGATTAATGTTTTCTAAACGAGAAGCGTATGGTTGATCAACCAATACCACATGAGGTGTAGTTGCATCTAATGGTAATGTGATGACATCACCATATAGTTTATAATTACTAGAAGTTCTTTGTAAGTTTGTAGAATTCTTTTCAATCAAGTTAATATTCTTCATTGAATAGAATGGTCTTAACTCATTATTCTCCATATCAATGGAACAGAAATAATCGCTGGAACCTGTGTCTCCAGTTTTATGTCCACTGAAATTATCAACAATGAATCCATTCTTGAAACGATTCAATCCAGTAGCAGGATCAATGATTTCTAATGATTGTGTTTCTTGCTCTAACATAGTTAGAGAAGTATAGTACTCTAGAGTATCAATTCGTTTTTCTAGTTTACCGATATCACGCATTGTGTATCGTTTATTATCGTGTTTTTTAACGACAACACTTCTTGATCCAGTAGATAATGTATATGGCTCTAATTCAACTGTATACAGAACCATACCGATACTAGGATCTGCTGGCTCTCCTGGATTTAATGATGGAACACCATTCAACGCAAAGAAATTACCGTTGAAGTCAACAGCAATTTTAACTTTACGACCAAGATAGTAAGTAAAGTCAGCTTGAATATCATATCCTCGTTTTGGAACTAATGAAAGAGATCCACCAGATCCATCAAATGTTGTTCCATCAGTAGAGATTCTTGGACGGAAGTCGATACAATCTCTCAACGCATAGTTTTGGAATACTGGAATATCTTTATACGCAATATTTGTATATGAGTTTACTGTGAAGTAGTCACCAGTTCCATGGTCGAAATATTCAAACTCTACTCTAACTGGAGCATTTGGTGGGGCAAATGATGGCTTCAAACGAAGTTTAGACATGCCGTAGTATGTTGATGTTTGACCATCATCAAAGTCGTAACGATCGCTAACATCTTCAGTATAGTCTGTAGATGATGGAGAAGATCCGAAAGCAAATCCAGTAGCTTGTTTAACGCTGATCAAACGATATCCATCCGCAACACCTAAACTCAATTCAGAAGCAGTAGCTAAAGCCTGAGTTGTAAATGTTACTGGAGTAGCAAGAGTTAAAGTTTTTGTTTTTTCTGTATTTGCAGATAAAGTTTTTGTAACAGTTCCAATAACAGTAAATGAACGAGCAGAGTAATCTGTTTTACCACCACTAGTAGTTCCATCAAGAGTAAATGTTACTGAAGATCCAGTAACAGTGATATTAGATGGATCGATTGGAACAGTTTTACCTGTTGTATTATCAATTAACTGATAATTATCAGTTTCTGCAGATGATCCCATCTGTCCACTAGATGTAGAAACAGAAAGTAAACAAGTAGTTCCATTAGAAGAACCAGTTGTTCCTGTATATCTTTCAGCAACAGTATATGTTATTTGATTTGTTGCATCAGTTCCTCTAGCAGTTTTGATCATGTAGTAAGGGAACTTGAATATAGAAATTTCGTTTCCTGGCTCTTTGATTTCAGAAGTAATTTTTCTAATCTGAACACCTGAAACAGTAACTGCTCTGTCAACAGTTAAACTTGTTTGACTACTTGGTGTTGCAGTTACACGACGGATTTCAGAATCACCTAGTAAAATATAATCACCAGCAACTAGTCCAGCTGAAGTAAAAGATGTTCCTGAACCAGTTACAGTTGTTGAATTGCTAGCAGTAACAGAACCTGTGATAAGAGTAGTAACAGGTACCACATCTGCAGTAAAGTCTACAACAGCACCACCTGCTGGATTGTTATAGTAGAAAGACTTAACATTACTCTTAAAGTCTTTTCCAGAATTCATTTTGATGTCGAATAACATCAATTTGTATTGCGCTGCATCTGCGCCAATAGTTCCGTTATGCCATTCAATACCACGAACACGAGCAGTTCCAACAGCAGAACCAGCTGAAGCACCTTTACCAGTAGTATCAACACGACTAGCAACTGTGTACTGATCATATAGTGTTACTGTTGCAAATGTATCAATTCTTGGAACGCTATTGATGTTATTAACTAAAACATAGTTACCAATAGTAGCTGGGATATAAGCATTATCTACAGAGACTTGATGAGTTGAATCACGGCACTTGTCGATATAAACATATTCAGTTGCGATCTTTTCAATCTCGTAACCCTGAACATATGCCTTACCTGGATCTAACGCTAAAGCCAACTGATCTGAAGATCCAGTAGTACTAATACCACGATTGAATAATGGCTTCTCAGTATATTCCCAGTTGATACCTGTAGATCCTGGACCATCGTATGATGTTCCGCTAGTATGACTTGGAGTAATTGATACTGTTGAACCAGCATTTTTAGCTGTATAGTATTTGCCATTACTCTTAACGACATCGCCAATTTGAGTTGCTGCTGCAGCTACCCAATTTCCACGATTATTAGTTCTTGCTTCTCTAACATCCATTACGAATGGACGAATATCATAGTCGCCAGACTCATCGAATGTTCTTCTTGCGAATGTTTTTTCTAATTCTGAGTAAGCAGTTTTATTTACGATTCTTTTTAGAGTACCGCCACCAACTTGCAATAACTGAATGAAGTCTTCATCATCCGTATCATCAAGAAGTTTCTTAGTTAGAATTAAATCGATGTGATAACGATGTGCACCTGGAGCAGCAAAGTTATATGATGTTTGAGCATTGTCTAAAAGAGTTTCATCATCTTCTGGAACAATAATAGATTCAATAATTTTTAAACCAACTCTATATGATGGTTCATTGCTGTATTTGTCTAGAACAATAGTTTGTTCTTCACCAGTAACTGGATCTGCGCAAAGAACAAAGAATCCATTAATGTAGTAAACACCTCTTTGGATAGTTGCTGTTGAGCCAGTGCCTGTTGCGTTAGTTCCAAATGCTTGGAATGTATAGGCACCATCTAATGTGGTGATTACTTCGTCTTCATCAAATACCTTTGTTGTTCCATCTGTGGCTGAAGAATTGTATCTAATAAAAACAGTAGTTTCATCTGTAGTAGTTGCGCTAACTACTTTAATAATCTTAGCCTTTAGACCGCTAGTACCAACAATATCTGAACCAACGAGAGTTTGGATGAAAGTTTCTGTTACAGCAGTTCCATATGATTTTTTAAGACGAACATATTGAGCTTTTGTGTCAATAGAAATTTGTCCAGGAATAACCATTGAACCTTGTTTGAAAAGGTGTGATCCTTGACGACTAACTTGATTTTGTAAGATAGTCTGTAGTTGAGTTAGTTCTCTTGCCTGAACAGCAAATGCTGGACGAAAGAGGACACGATAAAATTTGTTATCCTCGTCAAAGTCATCATTATATGGTTCGGTATTGAAATCGATCATTTTTTCGTTCTTCTTTGGTTGTTATCTACACTATTTAGTTTAGAACTTAATAACAGTTCTTAAAGTAACTGTTTCATCTGCTGAAGGAGTGAAACCAGCTTTGTTATCAATGTATAGTAAGTCTCCAGAATATTTATCTACTGTAGGAGCATTTACAGCTGCCACGCTGAAGAATTGACTATTTTCATTATACATAACATCACCTGTATTTGGTGTATCGTTGTCTAACGATTGGATCAATGCACCACTACTATTTAAAGAAACAATTCTAAATCTTCTATTGAAAGTAGTTCCACTAACAATTCTTGGTGTAGTTAATAGCATGTCTTTAGTAAAGTATGAAAGATTAATAGTTCCAGCAATAACGAAACAAGCAGATCCTAAAGATGAAGAAAATCTTGTAGTTTCTCCAAATTTCTTTAAGTTCTTAATTACACCAACTTGACGATAGTCGTTATTTACATCAAATCCTTGATTTTTATCTTTAGATACATTACTGTAGAACATCAGTGTTCTTGCAAATAATTCTTCAAGACCATCTTTTCCGTGCCCACCCTTTGGAGAAATAATAGCACGAGCAACACCAGCTGAACCATTACCACCAATAACTACATCAGCGTAAGTATATCCTGATCCTTGATTGGTTACTGTGATTTTGGTAATTCTGCCACCCTCAATAGTAGCTACAGCATTGGCACCGATACCATCTCCATTAATAGTAATAGGAGCAGTACCATAATTGTATCCAGGACTTACTACAATAATATTATTAATTGTACCATCAACAGTGAGCAGTTCGTTATTAGCTTGTAGACTATTAATATTACCTAAATTTAAATCTGCAGTAACAACAGCACCAGTTCCATCTCCGCCAACTGAAATAGAAGCAGAAGAATAACCGACACCAGCATCATCAATCTGAACACCAACTATCTGACCAGATTCTAAAATTGGTAATATTTTGGCTTCAGATTTAGCAGAAGCAAACGCTGCAGAGAATGCAGTACCAGTAGTTGAGGAAACTGTTATTGTTGGATTTCCAAAATAACCTGCTCCGTATCTTAATACAGAAGTTCCCTTTGCTGCTGCACCGACATATTTTAATGTAGCTGTTCCATCTGTATATGATGTTCCAAGAGCAGAACCAGTTGGAGCAGTAGAACCAGTTGTTCCACCAACAGTAACTGTATATAATCTAGATGAAACAAAATATTGTTGTCCAACAGTAACTACAGTTGATGCAGTCCAGGCAGTTCCAATCGTTACAGTCGGAGCAGTTCTATAATTATTTCCTGGATTCGTAACAACTATTTTTTTCACCTGTCCTGTTGGAGAAAGGATTGCAGAAGCAGCAGTAAATGTATGATATTGTCTTATAATTTGACCAGAAGATGGACCAGATGTAGTTATATCTACAGCAGTTCCTGCCGTAGCATTTGCTGAAGAAGTTGCTAACTTAATTGATGTTGAGCTAACTCTAATAACATAATAAATCGTATTTGATGTTAGTGGGTTGATATCAGTTCCACCAGAAACATAAACAACCTGATCACCAGTCTCAAACCAATGAGTACCTATTGTTATAACATTAGAACTAGTATTTACATTAGAAGATCCAAAAGTTATTTCTGGTGCTTGGAATGTAATAGTTGGATTTGAAGTATATCCACTACCGCTGGCAGTAATATTAATCTCTCTAACTCCACCTAGTAAGTTTACAGTAACAGCACCAGAACCATTGAATGAAGGTATTGCTTTTGCTGTTGTTCCAATAAATTTTAAAGCAGCAGTGCCATTTGCGACTGTTCCAGTAAAATGAGTTGGAGCCACTGATGATGAAACACCAGCTTGTGCTACTTCGTAGATATTATCACCTGAATATAACTTATTTCCTTGATATACCTGACTAGAAGGTGTAAATGGATTTGCTTCATAAGGAGCAGCAATAACAATCGTATCTCCATCAACATAACCAGTACCAGCATTAGTGCTAATTACTGATGTAAGATATAATGGATCTGATTCTAAGTATCCGTCACCAGTAATATTGAGAGTAGCCGTATTATAACCAGTTCCTCTATTTTCGATAATTACTGTTTCAATACCACCAGAAGAATAAAACTGTTGAGTCAAAGCATTAATAACTGGCATATAACTATCAGTTAAGAATTTTGTTCTTAATGCAATAGGCACATTATACAGATATTTCCAAACATAACCATCATTTAAAGTGATAGGTAATACTTGAGTTCCAATAGGTTTGTAAATAGATTTTGCGTTATTATTATTGTCTAAACATTTGTATACATTATACTCATCAGTAACAACATAAAACTTAGCATCTTCTATTTTTTGATAGCCATTTGCTGACTTATTAATTACCCCAACGCAAACTGCTCCAGTACCAACACCACCACCTGTAACTGTAACAGTAGGTGTATTTGTATATCCAGAACCTTTATTGGTCATTGTAGCACCAATCAGTTCATTGTTATAAACAATTGCAGTTGCTGTAGCCTGAACCCCACCAATAATATTTGGAGCAGAAATCGTTAGTGTTGGTAATGATGTATAGTTCTGTCCACCATTTGTTATAGCAATACCTTCAACCTGAGTGCAGTAACGATCATCATATATGTCATAAACTAAACCAGATGTCCAGTTGTTTCTAGGAACAACATAGGCTACATCTGATGGTTTAATTTCTTTAAATGTAATGATTTCATTTCTAGTATCTTTTTCATACTGAAATGAATCAATTGGATATTGTGGGCTAGTTTCATCTTCCCACGCTAAAGTCTTACCAAGAAAATAGTAATATTTTGCTGTGCGAGAAATTATCTCTTTATAAAGACCTTCAGCGATGGTCTTATGTATAAGAGTTTTTAATAAGGAAGATGAATTCGCCATTTTTTATCCGAAAATTAACTTACAGTTACTACCCATGTAATAGCAATAGAATCACCAGCTTGTTTAGTAACTGATGGGAACACAGTACGGCAAAGCATAACACCAGTTGATGATCCATTAAAAATACCAGCTTCAGTAATAGTACCAGTTGCAGTACCTGCTGGGAAAGTAGCAGTGTAAGTAATAGTATTAGTAGAAACAACAGTGTTTGTTAAAGAAACACGACCACCCTCAACACCAAGAGTAGTATCAGCAGCTGTTGCTGCAGAAGAACCAGTACCAATTGCCATGTGAGTCATAGAAACTGGTGAGTTTGTTGTTGCTGCAATTTTAGATGCAATGTGTTGTTTGCCAGAAGTTACGACCAAGTTAGGAACTTCGAATTCCTTAATGGTTTCACCACTTGCGTTTGTATGGACAATTTTAACCAGTCCAGTAGGTTTTACTTGTTCTTGAATATTCATTCTAATCTCCTTGAGAATTGTTTATATGCTAGATAGCACTAATGTCTTTTATTGTTATGACACCATTCATACCAGCATGGTACAGACACTGGTACTTGTAACTACCAGTAATTCCGAAAGGAATTTTCCAGTATAAAGTGCCAGAAGTTTTTGATTGCGCTGAAGAACCTGTAGTTCTAGTTCCGTCAGCAGCGATATGTATCAAGCCAGTGTTATAATTTACACTGCCTGATGTTTGAATTAAAAACGGATGCGAAGCTGTAACAGATGTAAGATCAAATGCTATAGTTGTTCCGCTGAGAGTATAGATTGTAGGATTCATACCAGCTGGATATTGATCGAAAAGATATCCACTACTACCACTAGGAGTCACAACTAATGTAGTTATTGCTGGAAGAGCATTAATATTTCCATTCGATATAAATGAATATAATTCATCGAAATTAGCATTGATTTTAATAGCACCTGCTCTTATGCTATCTCCCGTCGCATCATTGGCAACTGTTCCAGTATTAATTGTTTGTTTCGCCATTCTATTTTCCTAATTATTGGTAGCTAAAGTCCCACGCACCATACGCATCACCCATAAGCATTGAAGTACTATTATTGTCCCATGTTAAAGGGTTAACTGTTACAGGGAAGAATCCATTATACTGTTTAGTTCTACTAAATGTGGCTCTACCTGAAGCATTTGCTGCGTATTCACTAAACAATCCGTTGAACACAACATAATCTGTTACATTCTCAGTAAACCCTTCAACAACTCCAATGTTATATAAAATCGGAGCAACTTCAAAGTAGTTTCCCTCTTCATAAGGATTTAAAGCTACATAACCTTCTTCTTGATAACCACTAGCATAACTATAGTCTTCTAGATATTTATTCGTTGTAATTACAGCAGAATCTGCCATAGATTGACTATCTGTTAAACCCTTACCTAAATCATAACTTAGTAGGTCAGATAATGTCTGACTATCTTGTACAGACTTACCGAACAAAATTGTACTAGAATCTGTAGGAGTATCTATACTATCAGTAAAAGATTTAGCTGTTAGTAAACTAACAGCGTCTGT